GCCTTTGCGTTTCTCCCCTTTTTGGCGGCCACAAGGCTTGCCGGTCTTGGTGTCTACCCATTCTTCTTTAAACCATCTTCTTAAACTCATAGCCTTAGTATCCTAATACTTTTTTAACTTTTTTCTTAGCCGCTTGAGCTTTCTTTTTTCCCGGTACTGGAAAAGATCCAGTCCGTGCCTTACTGCCACCGGTGTTAGGTGGTTGTTTTCTACCGTTTTTCTTCGGCTTTCTTTGAATACTCATTTACCGTTTACCTCTTGTATAGCCTTTAGCGGTTTTTCTTTTACCACCAGATTTTACTTGTCCTTTACATACCTTAACACCATAAGCGTTAGCATATGCAGAGGGGTATACTTTGAACTTGCGTTTTGCAGCTGCCTTACCACGAGGACATAATTTACCCATTACTTACCTCCATGTTTGCAGCCGCAGCCTTTGCCTTTCTTCTTACCTTTTTTGTGCATTATTTAAAAGCCTCTCTAAATAAAGCTTGGGCTTCAACATGTTTACCACGCTTAGTCAGCGATTTAACCATGTCAAGCACATCAGTCTTAGCTTGTTGCTTAACAGTTTTGCCCATGGCGATAGCTTTTTTATCGCCTTTGCGGACTTTCTTTTTTCCGTCTTCTGAATAAGTAATAGCCATTAGATTCCTGTTACATCGTTAAGAAGATTGTTCATTCTTCTTTGTTTGTTTTGTCTGCTAGTAGAGGTCTTACCAATAACTCTTATAGCGTCAGTTATTTCTGACTCAGTTAAGTTTTTCATACCTTCTACTGTTTTAATGAGAGCTACCTTTTTGCCTTTAGCATGCTTGGTATTCTGCTCATCAAATGGTTTTATGTTTTTTGATTTCTTAGCCATTAGCATTTCCAACGTCGTAAAGCAAGAGCCTTTCTTGTAGGTTTGCCGTTTGGTTTTTTCATCGGGCCTTTCACTCCACTCATGCGAGCACAGAATGACCTCTTTCTAGCCCCTCCTCCGGGCTGTGGAGCCTTGAGTTTAGAGCCAGTAGCACGATTGTACTTGGCTCTACCCTTGGCTGTCAGGCCGCCTTTGCGACTCTTCTCACCTCTTCCGAGAGACAGGCTTACGCCCTTTTTTCTTGGTGCCATTTTTACCTTTTAGTTTTGCGAAGTCCGCTCCTGTAATCTTGTCTCTTGGTGGTGCGACGCGGCCTATTTTTTTCTGCTTAGGAGTGAGTGGCATTACCAGAGTCCGGGAATGATCTGGCCCGTTGTAGCGTATGCTCCTACAGCTGCTACGATGCCGAGCATAGCTGCCCAGCCATTGAATCTTTCTGCTTCTTTGTTCATGTTTCGTTTACTCCGTGATTTAGTGGTAGTGATAATTGTATGTATTTTTTAGACTTTTGTGAGGGTTGCTTCTTATACTCAGAGTAAGGAGAAGATGTGTCCCTCTTTTTTTTATTAGGCATTAGTATCTAGGTTTCTTTTTGAGTTTACGTAATGTTTTAAAATCGTTACGTGTAGCTGCTGACTCTTCATTTAGAAAGTTAGCTATGCCTCTGAGAGGCTGAGGTAAGCGTCTGCGTTTAGCTTTCTTACCACCAGCATCTTGAGTATTTTGCTCGTCAAACGAGTTGACATTTTTAGTATTGGGCATTAGTTACTTCATCCCTTTCTTCTTAGGTTTCTTTGGTGGTCTACCTTTCTTGGTTCCGTATGTTCCTTTACCTGATGGCATCGCTCTCCTAAAAATTAATGTCTGATCTGTCAAGTTTTTCCATAACGTCTGCACGGTATGCTTCATCGTTGTCATACCTTGGATCGTTCATGGCACGAAGAAGTTCCGCTTGACTTCGGAATACATCTCCTTTGTTTGATGCAGGCTTACCTGTGTAGGTTTTACCCTCTGAGCCATTGGCTGCCTCATACTGAGCTTTGAGCCCAGCAGCAGCCAGCTTTATGGCTGCAAGGCTGCCGCTTTCTATGGTCTGGTCATAGCCTTGTATTACTTCTTCGGGTAGATTACTCTTAGCCCAGTTGATGACTTGAGTATATTGTGTGTTACCGCCTACTGACTCCTTGATGCTTGAAATATCATCGTTAGTTATTTCGGGTATCTGTTGTACAGGCTGGCTGCCTTGCACTTCCATGTAAGCGTTGAGTAAGTCTTGGCTAGACATTTCTGCTAGCTTAGCCTTGGTAGCATCTGTAAGCTTTCCTCCAGCTTTACTCCACTCTTCTGATGCGTTGGTGACTAGCTGTGCATTATCAGATACTTTTGGTTTCTCAGGTTCAGCTGCTTCTTCTTTCTTTTCGCCTAGTTTACTTTCTAGCTCTTTGTACGCCTTCTCTAGTTCTTCAGCGTTCTTATACTTACCGGCAAGTAAAGGTTCTTCTTCTGCTGGTGCAGGCTCTTTACCTTGCTCCTGTGCTTCTGCGACTCGTAGTGAGTCTTGTTCGTCAGGGGTAAGGTTAGTCTCAACTGTCTCAGTTGGTGTGTTGTTTTCGTATGATAAAGTTTCTGCCATATGTTACTGTGGTGGTGCTAGATTGCCCAGAACTCCAGCTGCTTGTTCAGCTATCTCTGGGTTTTTACTGGGATCCATAAGTGGTGTACCGGCTAGCTGACCAGCTTGATCGAGCAAGGACTTAGATTGCATATCTTGTGTCTGCTGTTGTTTCATCTGTTCTAACTGTTCGCCTGTACGTACAAGATTAAGCACGTCGATACCCTGTGCAGCTGCCAATCTCTTGATAGCTTCTGTAGGATCTATGTACTTCATCAATGCTTCTGGCCCTAGTGTTTGTGCAACTGTCTGTATAAACCTAGTCAAAGCTTCGTTGTCCTGACCCCTGCCGAGGCTGTTGATGCCAGCTACGATCTTTGGTCTAACAATATCTTTTGGTAGGTTAGGTATTTGGTTGCTTCGTTGTAGTATCAGCAGTGTTCTATTGAGATAGGGTACTAGGAACTCTACTGTGAGCAAGCTGAATAAGCCACCCAATGACTTCTCTAGTTCTAACTGTGTGAGGCGTACCTCTTCTGCTGTCACTCTCTCTGCGTTCCTGACATTCATGACTAAGAAAGCTTCAAGTATTCTTCTTTCTATCTGTGATGCTAGGTTAGCAGCTGTAGCAAAGTCTGCTGTCTTACCGACTTGCACGACTCCTACATCTTCTGGCCTACCTTGTATGATAGCACCATTACCGGCCTTAGCCAGTGTCCCCGGTTTAGTTGTAGCTGATGGTGAGACAAGAAAGACAACCTTACTTGCTACACTTGCACCCTCTACTAGAGCCTGAGACAATCCATCGAGACTTCTCAAGTCACCGAGGAACTCTTCTACTCTACCTCTACCGTAATCTTCACCGTCTACGGTGTTGAATCGAAGAACTAACCATGGAGAAGTACCTTTTGGTGCTGTACTACGTGTGCCTTCAAGTACCTGATCGTCAGCTTCTTGATGCCACAGCCAGCGGCCACTGTTTTCATCCAGACGCACGTAGGTATACACCTCTGCGTCATCTTCTGTCGAACCATACTCGCCATTGACTGGCTGCTCAGGAGGTTTAGGCGATTCGATACCTAGTATCTCCCTGTTAATTAATTCTTTTGTGACGATCTCTACAACGTTACCGTTACCGTCTCTGTTTACAACGTATCTCTGTAGCGGATAGTGCTTTAGCCCTTCCTTGCTCATAAATATAAGAGCGTTACCAGATACGATTAGATGTTTTAATGCCTGATGTACAACAACTCTGTCGCTCGACGCGGCTATGTAGTCCATAATCAATCTCTCAATCTTCGAGAATGATAGGTCTAGCTCGCTACGCATAGTCTGATCTAGTTGCTCACCAAGCTTGTCATCCCTTACCTGTAGCTTAAAGAAAGCAGATTGAGGTGGTAAGATTGCAAGCATAAGCTTTGCTGCTAAGGTTACAACCGCCTTGGCTCCTACTGATTGGTAGGGCTGGGTCAGCGTTCGTCTGCCTTTGTAGTTATCATCCTGTGTAACAAGATAAGGTAGGGTAAGTTCTGAGCACTCAACTGCTGTATCAAGAAACTGTGTTCTGTTTGTCATCAGTTGGCTGTATCTTTCCCTAGCCTTAGACATTTAATCCTCCGCTATCACCACCCTCAGCTCCGGTGTTGATGTTAATTTTCAATGCATCAGTGCCCATTCTTTTGGATGCTCCTCGTTCATCTTCTTTCTTAGCAGATGTACCATACTCTACTCCAGCTACATCTTCTGGATCTAGTAATTCTTTTTTACTAGGTAGTCTTGAAGCTTGTACCAAGTCTGGTTGTCTAGGTTGTATTGGTGCTGGTGCAGCGATGGGTGTTGGTGCTGGTCTTCTAAATAGATTGCCTACGCACATAGTTATTCCTCTAAAATAGATTTTACATATTGTACGACCGACTCTTGGCCGGCCCTGTACATAATGGAGGCTAGCTCCTCCTTGGGGTGGATTGGATGCCAAGCGAACTTGGATTCCAAATCCTCTACCAACTTCTCTAGCTTCTCTGAATGAAAGCTAAGCGTATTGGGGGAGGTTTGTATTTGCATGTTCAAAAAACGCTGGCATACGAGCTGCTTTGGTGTCAGCAAACTGTGGT